CATTTCTCTTTAGTCCATTTATTAAGTGATTTCTGAGGAGACTTCATTTCTTGTAACCTCCACCTGCAGCCTTGTATTGCTTAGCAAGCATTTGTGCTTTACGAGCTGACCATTGACCTGCTGCCCCACCCTTGCTTCCTGCTTTTATCTTAGAAAACAGTCTTTTACGCATTGTAGGTTTAGTATAGTTTCCTGATTCATTTACTTTTGATTTTGTTTTAGATGCTGCCATTTTACTATCCTAATTATATGTTTCTAGCAGGGTCATAATACTCTTCAACAGATATCATAATATCCATAGTGTTTGTAGTCTCACCATACGCTAATAGTTTATCACCTGAGTGTAGGTTAAAATATCCACCATTGACTAAGTTATTAACAGAGTGGCCTAACATACTTAAACCATTTGCAATGTAATGGTACTCGTCATCATCTTTGTGATAAAACTGAACATATACTTTTTTAGTTGAGTTACTATTATTACTTAAATGTAGATATCGTACGATAGCACTGAAGTTATTTGGACAAGTATACAGTACTGTAGCGTTAGCATCTGCAGCTATAGAATCTACAAGATAACCTTGAGTATGAAACTTAGTATTATCTAACCTAGCCATATTACCACTTAGCCTTATCAGCCCAGTAGGCGGCACTCATTTTACCTTTAGCAATATTCTTGCCATGTCTAGCTTTAAATGATGCTCTCTTCTTCTTCATTCTATCAGACTCACCTGCTTTAGGTTTACCTGCAGTGCTAGCTCCTTGCTCACCAAAACGAATAGTCTTAATCTTGTCACCAACTTTAGCAACAACAACATGCGACTTTTTAGGGTGGCTAGGTGTTCTTTTAGGTTTATTAAAACCTGATACACCTGCTCTAGCTAGTCTAGGGTCTTTTTTTGGTTTCTTATCGGCCATACTAATCTTTCTTTTTAGCGGGTAGTATAAATACAGGTTCTGCTGTAGATACTTCTACCTTTTCTGTTTTAACAAATCCAGCTCTATCCATCAAGTCTTTAGCAGCTGTCATCTTTTCTTTAGCACCTAGCATATCTACATCGCCCATTACTTTGAACATTGTATACGCAGCCTTAGTAGAAGACTGTGCTATAAACTTACGAGTAAGGTCTGCTATCTCATCTACTAAAGAAGCTGTAACTGATGAAGTTGGAACATTATCGGAGTATCCAGCAAGTTTCTTTGCTTTCAAAGGATCACCCTCTGCTTGTTCAAATAGAACAGCTAAGAATAACTCTTGTTTTTCTGTGAGGGCTCTTTTTGTCATATTACACCTTTACCCATGCTTCATTTATATCTAAAGTTTCTGGGTCATCTGCTATAAAGTGACCATCTTCGTTTCTAGCTCTTTTATACTTAATCTCTTTTTTAGCTTCTACTTGACTTACAATGTCTACTATTTCCTTAATATCACATATAAAAGAACCATAAGGGTCTGTGACACCTACAACGTCTCCTCTAGAAGTAACTACTTGGTCAGAAGACACAAAGTACCCAATACTTTCTAGTTTACTTTCGTTCTTTTTTAAGTCCATTACTTACCCCTTTTATGAGTACCTGGGTTAGAAGCACCACATACGACATATCCACCTTTATTGTACTTACCAGCCTCTGCTTTACGTGAAAAACTACGGTTAGTGCCTTTAAGTTGAACCCTTAAATTCTTTACAGAATTATCTTTAGAGTTACGGTTTTTATGGTCAACATCCTTGCCATCCCCTTTTTTAACTAGTCCACCTTTTTCTAACATACGTCTAGCTGCTTTACGCGAACGATTAGCTGCTAAGTCTGACTTAGGTGACTTAAGTTGAAGAGCACGCTCTCTCTTGTAGTCTCTTTTATAATTAGGTGAACTAGGCATTATCAAACAAACATATTGAAGTAATTACTGTACCAGTAGTTAACTTTAGTTTTACGGATATAGACGCAGGGTCTAGGTTCCAACATCCAAAACATTTACCACAAGGCTTATCCTTGTCATTCCAACAGTAACCTAACATCTATTTTCCTTTACTTGGGTTTGTCCATTTGTCTACCATCTTTTCACCAGAACGACCAACTACGTAGCCTCCAACACCAAGAGTTAATAGATTCCAAAGTTGATCGGGTAGTTCTAATACATTATTCATAATCTCTGGATAAGCGATTGCTATTATAGGGAATACTAAATAGTTAACAGCTATGATAGCTATAACAATTAACATTAAAAGAGGTCTCCAAGAAGCAGTCAACCAGTTGCCTGATGAGGCTTCTGCTAGTATAATCTCGCCACGCACCTTCTCTATTGAGTCAGCGTGTTCTAGTAAGGCTAGCTTAGTTTCTCTTTCAATCTCAGCTCTTTTATCTGAATCAGGTATAATCCGCTTTAACACGTCACCCATAATAGGAGTTAGAAGAGGTAATAAAGTACTTATCATTTTATTTCCGAACTACAGTTCACAAGCATCTTCCGTTCTTTGATGCTCATAGAATCTATCGTTAGACCTTTTAGTTTCCATTTCATTCATTTTAGTTATTTTTTCAGCGTATACTTCTGAAGAAAGTCTTATACCAAACAAACTTGGCACATTAACCAATAACACCGTTACGATTAGTCCGTATAGAACTCCCCTAATAATGGTAGGGAGTAATAGTTTTTTATGTTCTTCAATCACAAGACTAAACCTCCCTTTATAATAAATGTGAGTATGCCACCTAAAATAGCACCTATAAATAACTTAACAATCCAACCAATAATACCGTCAAAAGACTTTAACTTAGCTTTAGTTATATCAAGATAAATGTTGATGTTGTTGATTTCTTCTTCCATATCACGGACAGTGTCTCTTAACTTAAATAGACGTTTTTCTAATTCATTCTGATCAGTTTGTAACGCGCGTATATCGTCAGCATTTCTATCACTCATGTCTATTCTCTCCCTAAGATTACTTAGGGTAGGAGCCCCAAGTTAATTGATAATGAGGTCCGTCTGGAAAGGATTTCCAATCTCCTCCCCAATCCATGTCTATTTCTAATTCTTTTGCTGCTTGCTTCATAGCATCAGCTATCTTGTAGTATAAAGGCCAATCCCATCTTACGGTTCCATCTACATATGCTCCAAGGTCTACTCCGTGACCTGTAAGGTGTCTGGAATTAAGAGTTGTTGAAGCTCCTCTAGCTACTAGCTCCTTCTGTCTATCCAAGGTACGCATACCCTCTAGTACAGTGAAGTCTACTTCAGTAATCTGTATCGCTCTTTCAACTACAGCTACTAAGTCTTTGTGGAGACCCTGTAACCTTTGTTTACTTCTTACACCTAATCTATATGCCATCTTTATTCCTCCCAGTCCCTTTTACGTTTAGGGTCTAATACATCTCTGCTGTCTAACTTTTTCTCTAAGAACATAGATCGTTCCATCCTATCCAATGAAACCCAGTGTCCTGTATCCAAGTAATACTTTTCTCTTATATAGAAAACATCACTACGAGGAATATGGAGGTTATACAAAGCTCTTAGGTCATCATCTGCTAGAGCTTGAAAAAATGTGTTAAGGACATCATCGGATGAGTCGTATTTATCTTTAGGGGAGGTCATTATGTCATCTTGTTATTATTATTATTGTGACTTCTGACAGTTATAACACATAGTGTTTTATAAGTCAAGGGGATTTTCAAAAAACTTATACTAAGTTATGCGACAAAGAAGGACTAATGTTAGTCTATACTTAAAGTATTACTCTAAGTATTACTTATATTTATAATTAACTAGTAGTTGGACTAAATCATTATGTTTAACTTAAAGTATACTACTCGTATGTTATACCACATAATGCCGCAAAGTCAACCCCTAATTTCATAATGCATACATATTAAAGCTTACGCTTAGTATACACTCACTATTACCCCTTGTCAAGTAAATAATACACATAGGCCCGAAATAGTTGTATGTAAACCAAGGTGGTTAACACCTAAACCAAAAATACCCCTCTCTGTCATTGTGCATATATAACACCGTATATACCCCCCATGTCCCCTCTACCCCTCGTAACTACTATCCGAGGTACATATTCACGTATTCATATATCAAGATATGTATATATGTTTCTTGGTTCATATTCACATATTGCAATACGTTATTGTATACTTCTGCATACATGTTTAGTTTTCGGTATCCGATTGTATACGATTGTATTTTATATACACAAACTGGTACATTCAAATAACAGAATACTTGCATGAGAACAAACAGTAGAACAAACAGTAAACAAACAGAGAACTACCCCTGAGACGCTCAAATAAGGCCACTGACAGCCTATAAGAATAACCCCTTGCTTTACTATAGAAAGCACACCCAACGTCGATCCTGAGGATTTGTTCTATATATACCACACATTTAATTTAATTAGAATAATTTAAAGAAAACGCTTTACATTCTATTAAAAGTATATCACGCGCACGCACGTTTCTATTATTATAATAGGATAACATATTCATTTATTCATATATGTATTTTAACGATTTAATAGAATAAAAGATTTATATAAAAAAAGAATGTAATGATTTCAATGACTTACAAGAAATATGAAATTAATTTGAATTATTTTACATTTATTTTATTCAATGTTTTCAATGACTTAGGAGGAGAAACTGGATTTTATTCAATGTTTTCAAGGGGTTAGCAGGGGGTTGCATATCTTATTCAACTAGTATCTAAAGAGGATATAGAAATTAAGGAGAAACAAACAAACAGAAATTCAGCCCAGAGGGTCGGTTAAATAAGAACCCTAACAGTGCAGTAGAACCCTGCTATGATCAAAATTAAATGTTCCTGATTAGTACCGCTTATAAGCGTTGACACCCTGATAGGACGGGTGAACGGGTAGGTGTGTGGTCTCGACAGTAGTGCAGGAATTAATCCTAATTATATAATCATGTATTATATAGTGTTGTTCTGAATTAACGGGTGAAAATACACCTGCACCAATATTTTATATATGAGTACACTATACTGGTGTACTTTTATTGGAAATGTTATAGGAGAAAATTATGACAAAAGTAAACGATATTAAAACATTAGAAAACAAATTCATCACTTCAATGGGTTCTGGCATATCATCAAGTGAAAGCTTATATTACTTGATTGATAGTGCTGAAACGTCTCAATCAGGTCAATCGCTTGCTAGTGCAATGTTCCGACTAAAAGCAAAAGGTGATCAGCAAGGTTATCGTGCAGTATCAGCTATAGTTGGTGCAGTATTTAAAGGTGCAAAACTCAAGACGGCTAAAGATAAAAAGACATTGGTGCTAGATATAACGGGTGCAGAATTCGACGCTTTTGCAATGTCTCGTTTTGCTGATGCAGTTAATAAGAAATTATCAATCAGATCAACACTAGTGAAACATGTAAAAGGTACTGTAAATAAAGCTGATGTTGAATTACCTAAGTCTGCAAGGGCTTTTGTTGATCGTATGAATAAAGAGGGTTTCACACTTGATGCAGTTATCGCAAGTTTACAAGCTTTAAGAATTGATACAAAAGATGGATCGTTAATCAAGAAATAAGTTAGGAAAGTTATGCCTAGGGTTTCTCCCTACCCTAGGTATACACGTTTTAACTTTATCATGTAAGGAAAATATTATGACAAGTGTAATTTTAAATGGAATGAAGTCAGGAGAATTATCTTCTGCAATGGCATATCAATACGCTTTACAAGTGGCTGATAATGGTGCTAAAATAACAATGTGGACTGACAAGGTTCTTTGTATAACAAGTAAAGGGAAATAAAATGAAACATTTAGAAAAAGTAATCTTTGCAATAGACAACCCATCTGATCTACATCAGGTGGCGTGTTTCACTAGGTTCATTGATACACAACGAGCATTGAATAGATTAACTGGTGGCGTGGTGCAATGTATAGGCCATTGGGAAGGTATTCTTGAACCTTCATATATGATGAATGCAGTTGATTACTACGAGTTCGTCGAGAAGTCAGGTTATGTTACAAACCAGATTTGTGTTCTACATGTCCCTAGCGATACAAGGCAACCTTGCCATACCCAAACGTCATATGGAATGACTGAGAATGTTGGTCGTATGGTTAAAGTTGATAAGTCAGAATTGAACCTTGTCGATCCTTGGACATATGTAATGGAAAGTAAGGAGTATTTTCAATGTCAATGAAAACTACTATGAAAGCGTGGCAAGGCAATTTATTGGATACGCTAGAAGATTATCTTGAAGTGCCTACTACATCAGAAGACTTAAACGAGATTGATGAAATCTTATCGGAGGAATTATGAAGCACTATTCAAACTTTCACTATTATAAGATAATGGTGTTCGAGAAGGGCAATACGTTGCCTATTGTGACAGTTGAAAAAGATTACTTTATGGATGCTGTTAGAATATACGATACATGGCTAAAAAAAGGTGATTACGAAGTTATTATTAACAAGCAAATAGTTGAAATGATTGACATGAGTGAAACATCAGAAAGGGGTACACATGATAGCTAACATGGATAATTTAAGAGACCTACAGGCTAGGGTAAACTTGGAGACTGCAAGTCATATATCTACAGAGTATAACCTTGGTGGTGTTAGGTTATACCACCAAGCTACTGAAGATAAACCAAAAGAATACTTAACTGAAACAGTGCCTATTGACTATGCTCTTGCATACCTTGAAGGATGCCTGTATAATCACTATTTAAACTAAAGGAGTATAACATGAAAACAATAATTAAAATAACTGCTGTACTATTGGCAACGATAGGGACTGCTAGTCACTCTTCTCAAATTATGGTGGGGTCTGCAATAGATGGTGAAGTAATAAACAAAACAGAGTTATTACCATTACCTAATGTGTCTTGTGACTTAGCTGTTGATATAGTTGAACAAAACCTAGCGTCTACACC